GATTGAGTTTCGTAATCTCCTTAGAAAGAACTGTGAATTGACGCTCTCGTTCTTGTTCTAACTTGATAGTCTCCTCAAGTTCTTGAAAACCTTTCTGGAGTTCCTTTGCCTTATTTTGAGCGTCTGCAATTCTATTTAACCGAAACTCATCTTCAATCGTTTGAGTGCAAGTAGGGCAGACCGTATTCTCTGTGAAAAACTTATGCTCTTTGGTAATCACAGATACTTTCTGCGATATTTTGCCCTTCAGATTGTTTAGCTTTCTCAACTTATCATCAGCACCAAGCACTTCCTCTTGTTCTTTTGTGCGAGAAAAAACTTCTTCTTCAGTTCTACCACTCTGAGTCATATAAGCATCGACTTCTTTCATCAATTGGTCGATTTTATTCTTACGATTCTCAATATTTTCCTTACCACGATTTTCAAGTTCATCGATGAAGTTTTGCTGCATCTTCATCTTATCCTTGAGAGTTTCTTTACGAACATCAAGAGATTTCACTTGGTCTTTTTGGACACGAATCTTTTCTTTGATGAGAGAGTTCATCGCAGAGAAAATACGAATATCCAGAAGGTCCTCAATCACTTCTCTACGATGTGCCGTAGTCAGTTGCATAAAAGGTACAAATGTGCTAGAACCCAGAATCACAATCTGAGTAAAAGACTTGTAATTGACCTTGAGAATATTCTCTTCAAGAATGCGTTGATTTGCTCTGTCGTCTGCCTCCTTATGAAGGGGAACGCCATTCACTTCAATATCAAAAATATTTGGTTTGATACCACGACGAACCAAATAATCCCGACTATTCACCGAAAACTCAATTTCTACACAACAATCTTTTTCGTTGGTAGTATTTACAAGTTGAGGTTTGTTAATCTTCCTGAACGGTTTGTTGAAAAGAACAAAAGTAAGTGCATCCAGCATCGTGGATTTTCCAGCACCATTTGTTCCAATTACAAGATTGGTATGACTTTTTTGAAAATCAATCTCACTCCACTGGTTCCCAGTTGAAAGAAAGTTTTTCCACTTAATTTTTTTGAAGGTTATCATTCTTTGGAGGAATTACGATGTCGTCAGGGGTAATCACAGCATACTTGTAATTATACAGCTTACAAGTCTTTATAGCAAGCTCGTCATCAACTTCTACAACTTCCATTTCTTTCTGGTAGTCTTCGTCGTCTTCGAGCATCAAAGCATATCTTACAGCATCATCTTCTTCCTCAAAAAGAAAAAGGACTTTTTCTCCGTATTGGTCTTGAACGGCATAAGCACCGTCATCTTTCCTATCTTTAAGAGTGAGAAGATACATTACTCAACTTCGCAAGCTTGTTTGTATAGGTCTTGAAATATTCCTTTGATGATATTCTTATCAAATCCAAATTCGGATTCATCAATATAACGATTCAGAATTGAAATAGTATTCTCTTCCTCATCAACTTCAAACTCTTCACTTTCTTGAATTTCAAAGTTCTCAATAATCTTGAGTTCTTGAACACCTGCAGTATAAAGTTTATCAATGAACTTTTCAAAATCTTTTGGTTTGGTTTTTTTACGAACGATTACCTTAACGATTTTGTTTTCATATTCAGTTGCATTAAAGAGTTTGTAATTGGTATCCTCATAATAAAGATTATAGAACAATTTATAAGGATTATTAACTGGAGTATGAGTAAGAGTTTCAGTATCAAAGATATGAAATCCACGAGTATCATTCACATCATTCCAATACATCTCATAAGCATTTCCTAAGTAATAAATCTTACCATTATCGGAACGAGTATGATAGTGTCCAGAAAATACTTTTGTAAATTTATCAAAAATATTTGCATCCATTCCATGCTCTTCCATAATCAGATTACGATTCACACGAAAACCTTTAAGTTCTAAGTGTCCCATCGCAATCTTTGCTTTGGACTTCTTGATTTGATTGAGAGTTTCATCATAGTTCTCACTACAAATCCAGGGCACCATCATAATATCCAGACCACCAACTTTAATGGTTTGTGGAGAGCTATAAGTCCGAATATTAGGATAGGTCTGAAGAAGCAGACTTGGAGAATTGACGCTATTGGTATTCTTATAGTAACAATCGTGATTACCAATAATCATATGAACCTCATAGTTTCTCATAGGTTCAAATACAACTCTCTTTGCCCATTCCAGACTTTGATAATCAATTGACTTACGACTATCAAAAGCATCACCCATATGAATGACTGCTTCTACCCCGTGCTCTTCAAGGGCAGGAAAGAAGACATTCTTATAGAAGAGTTCAAAGTGGTCGTGGAGATACTTGGAACCCTTCCTTGCCCCATAGTGAGTGTCTGTGATAATGGCAACTTTCATCGGTTACTGCGATACTGGATATTGTCCTTCATCGTATTATAGTCCGAACTGCTGCCTGAAAGCAAGCTATCGTCAATCATCATTACCTCATCAAACCCAGTGCGTTCGATAATCTTTGTCTTAATTTCTAATTGCTTTTTCTCCTTCTGAATACGGCGGAGAAATGCATAGTGAATAATTTGTGTAAAATAAGCAAAAGGATTTTGAGACTTCTCTGGATTGAAATTATGAATGTACTGCACACAATTTTCAATACCATCAGAAATCATATCCTCACGGAACATATAATTCACAAAGTTTGGTTTATATGATAAATGAGTCGCAATCTTCAGAAAACACTCTCCCAAGTAATTTGTAATACGCGGTTTAGGAAGACCTGCTTCTTTAGCGGCAGCAACCTTAGTACGATATACAATTAGTGCTTCTAATAATTCTTTGTTATTTACATAGTGTTCTGATTTCTTCTTGGGCATAGCATCGGACTCATTAAATATATGATTTACTTATTATACCATACATTCGGGGGCTTGACAAGATATGAAAATATGTGTAGACTAGGTTTGTCTCCGTTGAAGATAAAAACTAGCTTTCTTTAAGACCTTTAAAGAGCTCTTCAAGTCTCTTACGAGCATCTTTTACTGAAGAGATATATCCCATCTTTTCAGAAGGTTTAACGGCACCACCACCAGGTTTATATACTTCTATTGAATCATCATCCTCAGAGAGATATTGATTATAAAGTTCTATAACTCTTTCATCTCTAGATTCAGTCATAGTAATAACTTTATCAAGTTTGATTAAAAAGATATCATCACTTGCTATTTCCATCCAAGGTTTAATCTTCACATAAGATGTTGGACCATTGTGAAGCACCTTCATTACAACAGGATTTTGTAGCACTATAATAGGATCTCCATCATTCTCATCTATAGATACTAGAGAGAATATTTCTTCACCTGATGTAAGTTTTATAATAGAGTAAAATTCGTCTCCCATTAGTTTTTAAGAGGTATGTTTACAATATCGTAGTTAAAGTTTTCTTCATTATAAATTTTAATTCTTTCTATTAAGTGATTGAGTGTATAATTCTTTCTTGATTTATAACTAATATCATCGGCAATATCATATAAAGTTGCTTTTACTTTACTTTCCCCTTTCCTAAGAACTCTTCCGATAGATTGGAGATTTCTAATTCTCGATTTCGATGGTGACGCAAACACAACATTATGTAAGTTGCGAATATTGATACCGGTAGAAAAAGTTCCATAGGATGCTACGATAATTGCGTTATTTTCTTTCTCTGTTATTTCACGAACCTTTTCTCGTTCTTCAGTATCCACTCCACCGTGAACAAAGAATACATGACGGTTATCATGCTTGCTACTATTTATGAGTTCGTATAAAGGTTGTCCGTGACCTTCTACTCTACTGAAAAGAATTAAAGTATTTCCTTTTAAGTCAAGAGCAAGATTACGAATAAATTTGTTTCTTCTTTCGTGTCCGATAATATACTGAACCTCATCTTCAAAAGTCTCAAACTTATTCGGTGGGTGTTTCAATAGAAGAATGTTGATATCCAGTTTTGCAAGATGACCTTTTTGCATCAGTTCATCCGTCTTGATAATCTTGTAAGAAGGACCAAATAATCCTTCTAGAACCCACTTGTGAGTTTGGCTACCATCTAGTGTTCCAGTAAATCCAAAGCGATATTTTGCATCACAGAGTTTTGTCATTATAGATATTAATGACTTGGATTTAAACTGGTGTGCCTCATCTCCAACGACTACATTAAATCTTGCAAAATACTGCTTAGGCAATTTGTAAATACTTTGCCATGTAGTAATAATGACTTGGGAATTGGTTTCCCTCTCCTTTCCCGCATAGATTTTGTGACAGTATGAACCAACATCCCACCCGTAATCTGCAAAATCTTTATACATTTGTTCTACAAGGGAAGTCGTTGGGACAACTATCAGAATATTTTGCTGCTTCTCAACATAATATCTCACAACAGAATATATCATTAATGACTTTCCAGAAGCAGTTGGAGATATCAATAACTTTCGATTATGTCGCAAAGCGTCGTATACTCCCTCAACTTGGTAATCGCGTGGGGCGTGCCTACTGATAGCAGTCATATAATCTTTCACACCTTCTCTTGAGATGTTCTCATTTACCTCAAAAGGTAATCCATAGAATTTATTATTTCTAAATTCGTATGTATAGTTGTGATCTTCACAAAATTTGATAATTCTATCTAAGAGTCCAATGTAAATCTCACCTGTTTGTGTAGAGAACAGGCGAATTTTTCCGTCCCAGTATTTGTTGCGAAACTGGGGGCTGAATTTTGCATTTGGAACATCAAAAGTAAATTGGTCTTGAAGTTCATAATATACATGAGGTTCTGCTTGAACGTGGAGATAGACCTCATTCTTTTTTGATATTACCAAATGAGACATTCATAAAATATCAGTTACAAATATTTATTGATAATAAAAAAGAGGCATTCCTGCCTCAATTTGCCAATTTTATCCCAGATATTCCGAATGATGGTCCTTCCCCAGGAGTGAATTTTTTCTTGTTTGATGATGAACCAACATTTGGAAGTGAGCTGCTACCTCCAGGTACTTTCGCAGTTTGATATCCAGTTCTTTGATTAATTGGACTCATTCCCGCTCTAGAGTAAATAGCACCTCTTTTGGCAGCACCTTCTGCATCACTTCTTGCTCTTTGTCCAGATGCTGCAATATTTGAGGGTTTATTTACTACAATATCACCTTGTTTTGCTCCAGCATCAATTGCTTTCTGCTTCACGCCCTTAATTGCTGATAAGAATGCTCTGGCTTTTTGTGATGGGGATAGTTTGGACTTTGCCTTTCCTAAGGTTACATCGTGGACTGCACCCTTTATACCTTGTAATTGTTGTTTTAATCCTTTTACAGTTGAACGTACATTTTTTTCACCCTCTTTATACGCATTTTTAGCCACATTAGCGGCAAATGCTGATGGACTTGAGTGAGTTCTAATATATGTTGGCACATCAGGTCCATTCTTCATTTTCCAATCGGTTGCAACCTTTGGATTTTGTACTGGTCCTCTTCCTCTAAATCCTGCAATTGCCACATCTTTTCTCGCAGCACCTTCAGTTCCCGGAATGGGCATTGTTCCAGATTTGCGCGATGCTGATATTTGACGTAGTTCTCTTGCTTCTTCTAAGAATTCTTTGAAAGTTTTCATTCAACTTTTTATTTTTATTTAGTTAAATCCTGA